ACCTTCAGGCCCGCGCCCGCCACCGTGCTACCGATCTGGTCAATGTCGATGCTGATCTCGGCGTCATCCGCCAGGCTGGAATCCGTGATCGTTGCGGCGCTCGCTGCGGTGGTGCTACTGAACTCGCTGGCGTCGATTGAGAGCTTCGTCCCAAGCACGCTGGTGCCCGCCTCGTTTACGTCCACGATCAGCGTCGAGCCGGTCGGTGCTGTGTTCACATTGGCCCGCACCGCCAGCAGCGTGGCCGCAAAGGGCATCCTGAATCTCACCCGGTTGGTGCCGGTGGTGAGCGCGGTGGTCTCGTCGCCAACAGGAATCACGATTACATCGGAATCGCGCTGGTGGGCGTGATCCTCCCTGGCGTAGTCCGCGCTGCTGCCGATGGCTGCAGTGGCCGCCAGGGCGGCGGGAGCTGCGTCGGCGGGGGCGGGGATCGACGGCAACCCGCTCAGGTCCACATAGGCCCCGGTGAACCCCACCCGCGCCATCGCCGCGCCGATGTTTACCAGGATGGTGCCGGTGTTGCTGTTCACCCGTGCCACGCTGCTTACGGCCTGCACCAATCCGCTGGCCGGGGGTGTGGCCACCATGGCGCCGCCAGCGCCGACATAGAGCCGGTCCCTGATTTGATAGCCGCCGGTATTGAACGGTCGCAGCTCGCCCAGAACGACGGCGTCACCATCGCCGTTTTGGGCCAAGGTGGTCTGCAGGATCCCGATTGCCGGCATGGTCGCCGCGTTGCTCGGGTCGCAGGCGGATACGGTGATGCGGTCGGTGTCGCCGACTGAGCCCGTGGCGTAAACCGCTGTGCCAGCCGCCAAGGGGGCGCCGCTGGTGTTGCGGACGTGGACGTAAAAATCACCGGCGATGCTGCCGTGGATGTGTGGGATGACGACCGGCGCGGTGCCGGTGATCGTGAGGCCGGTGAAGGAGGGGGAATCGTCGGCGCCCAGCTGATCGATTCGTGTCTTATCCGCTGCGCTTTGCAGGCCCGCCAGAGTGGTAGTGGCTTCAGGCAGCGTCACATCCGCCCCTGTGCTGCTGGCAAGCAGCCTGCTGGAGGCGGTGTAGCTCAGATCTGTGCCCACATTTGCCTGGGCGCCGGCCTCGATGCCGTCGAGCTTGGTCTTGTCGGCAGCACTTTGAAGACCCGGAACAGTCGCAGTTGCCTCAGGCAAGTTTACATCCGCGCCCGTGCTACTTGAAAGAAGCCTTGTGCTGGCCGTATAGCTAAGATCGGTAGCTACGTTTACCTGAGCGCCAGCCTCGACACCATTTAGTTTTGTCTTGTCCGCCCCACTCATCAGGCCAGCAACGGCTGTCGTCGCCTCCGGCAGGGTTACGTCTGTGCCCGTGCTTGATTCGAGCAGTCGCGTAGAAGCGGTATAAGATAAATCGGTGGGAACGTTGACTTGTGCCCCCGCAGCAATTCCATCAAGCTTGGTTTTGTCAGCAGCACTTTGCAGGCCAGGAAGCGATGTGGTCGCTTCGGGCAGTGTTGCGTCTGCTCCCGTGCTACTAGACAGCAATCGAGAGCTTGCTGTGTAACTTAAATCAGTGCCTACATTTACTTGCGCCCCATCCTCCACGTTGAGCAGAGTTCTAATCTCAGGAGCCGTCGCGTCCTGTGGATCTCCAGTGCCAGCGGCAATGCGAGCCTTGATTGTTCCACTGGCCATATTTGCCAGTTTTGTGTTGCCAACAGCGTCAGGGTCGATGGTCCAAGTCAAACCACTGGCCGAAACCGTTATATCCCCCTTGTCGCCATCGGTTACACCACCCGACCCGCCAGAGCCAGGCGGCCCAGCAATGCCAGGCACTCGAAGAATGATCTTTGGCTGCCCAATGGCGCTTGAAATAGAAACAGACTGGCTCATGGTGCGCTGTACCCCTGAGAAACAAAGGCAAGGCCTTCAAGAAGATAGAAAGGACGAGAACTTGAATCGACTACAAGCAAATCATAAAAGCATTCACACGGGAGACTTATGGTACTTGCCGCAGGCAGGGTCCAGCGGAACTGCCCGAGGACTCGACTGACATATTCTATTGTAAAGTCTGCAAACTTATTCGCCCTGGTCTTATCCCAAATCTGAGAATAAATATTCGCCCCCGTCAAATCAATATTGTTATCCGCTTCGTCAAGCAATTCAACCAGATAGCTGAAATTTGATCGCCTCTGGAGCTGTATATTGAATTTTGCGGGTTGAATTGACATCTCTACTTTAAGCAGTCAGTCAAACGTACTCTGTAACCTGAGCCGCACCATTCGCGCTAGCCCAAATACCATAAATAGTGTTGCCAAAAATTAACTGTTGATCAAACAGCCTAAATTCACCCGCCTGCATCTCAATAAAACAGTTTGCAACAGTTGCTGGATTTGAAAAGCTAAGATAAAGCTTTGAGGTGCTGATATTACTAATGGAAACCCCCTTCCTTGCCGTATTTGCAGCAAGAATCGGAACGCTGCTTGCATTGCTCGCAATACTCGTTGTCGCTGGAGCCCTGAGCGGGGAAGCGCTAAATTGATCAATCTTGATCTCGCCACTAGCGGTTACGCCAACAGGCTTATCTGCCCCATTTGGCCCCCTGCCAATCAGAAAAGCGCCCGCAGACATACCCGTTCAGCTGCTACACACTCAATCTAGCGAGCCGCCCCAGGCAAAGAAAAACCCCTCCCGAAGGAGGGGCCGGATGATCGCAAAGGATGATCAGGACTTCACTAGATCGAAGACAGGAGCCTCCGAGGGGCGGAAATTGATCGAGATGGACTGGGCATCGTCAGGGTTGACGTTCAGGCTTGCAGAGGTCAGAACGATCTTGGTCTGGATCGAGCGGCTCAGGGGATCATTGAGGGTACCGCCGGAGAACACCTGATCGATGTAGAGCTTCACCGCAGCACCAGTTTGACGACGCTGAATCACGTCCTCGATCATGCGGTTGGAGATAGACTCTTCTTCGTCAGTGGTGTAGATAGTAGCGGTGCCACTGCCATCTGCAAAACCAGTGACGTACTTGCGGAACGGTGCATACTGCCCAGTGCCCTGACCAATAGTGGTCACGTCGATCTCGGAGCGAGTGATTTCAAAGCTCCAATCACGAACTTGCCCAACAACAGTGAACCCATTGTAAACAATCTTCGCCTTCGCCGCTCCAAAACCAGAAGGCTGAGCAGTAGCAGTTGCAGCGGTGCCACCGGCAGTAGAGCTAATCGTCATCACGCCCGTGGTCGGATCGTAAGTTTTGACGAAGTAGTTGCCAGCAGCAATTGCGTTGGTAACAGTTGCGCCCACCGGATAGCTAAGAGTGATCGGATCATTCACTCGAAAGCCGAGAAAAACGCCAACAGTGATGTTGGCCCCAGTGGCAGGAAAGGCGGTGGCGAGAAGACAGGCTTCAGTGTTGGCGGGCTTATAGTAAAAAGCCCCGGAAGTGCCGGTAAGCACCGTAGTGTCGCAAGTCATGATTGCTTTACACAGAACAGCAGTACGGGCACTGCCCGGTTACATTCAGAATAGCCGTAGCCGATCACTCAGAGCAGGGCACCATGGCCTGCCAACCAGCAGAGATCTTGCCCATAAAATGAGGCGAATAAGACGAAAGAGATGGTTCAATTGATTCCGCTCTTTCCCTGATGAAATCCGGCCCCGTAATCGGCCCAGTCCTTACAAATACTTGATCCACGTTCTTCTTTGTCGCCCCAAGCTGAGTAATAACTTTTGCCGCAATGCCAATAAGCTCCTGGCATCTTGCAGGCCCGCCCCCAAGAGGAGCGAAACAGCGAACGATGAGAGCACCTCTCGCGTTTTTCACTGTTTGAGATATGCCTGACTCATTCATCAGCCCAAAGGTTAAGTTAACGCGAATGTATTCCTTCGGGGGGTCGGGCGGGACTGCTGTAATGTTGTCAAAGTAGACCGGTACGGGCGGAACCTGAGAATTAAAAGCAGTCAGCAGAGGCGCCTCAATAGCAGCTCTGATGCGCTGATATTCCGTTAAGCCGTTAAGTATTTGATCTGGCATCAGAACCTAACTCTGTCTGACTGAGAAAACCTAAAGCCCCGAGCAAGATCACCTTGCATGACGGACTGAACATAGGTCTCGAACCAGTCTTGCGGGGCGGTGATGGAAGAGCTGGCCTCCTCTCCGTAGCCAAGGTAGGCAATCTGGTAGCGCAAATGCTCTAGCTGACCATTTTCATCTCCCGGCCGAGGCCCCCCCTCTATCTGAGGCTTCAAGGGCTGACCAATCTGGTAAAAGGTCGCCTCTTCTTTGTCAATCGCAATATCAGCATGTGGAGCAGTATTGACTATTTCAAACTTAATGGAACGCCCCCCGCGATCCAGGGCTCTTTCAAACTTTCTAAGCTGAAAGTTTCTGTAAGTATATTCGTAAATACCATCCCCACCCCTGCCGCCACTCGGAGGCGTTTCCCCTGGAGCGACCACATACCAGGAACGAGAAAATTCGCCACTCCAGCCAGGGCCTGCATCAACAAGGCCGTTCACAATCTCAACAGCAGCATCACGAATCCCGCGAGAAATAACAGGAGTCAGGTCTCTCTGAACCTGTTTTGCAAGTCCCATCAGGGATCGCCTGGATGAAGCACTCCGCCTAGCCATCAGCTCAACCTCCCAACAACTACATGCAGTATAGGATTATCCCCTCGATAGGACATAATGCCAACAATCTTCGCCGTTCTTTGCGCCCCATCTTGCAAATATCGCACAGAATCAGTAGTTCTCGGATAATACTCTCCGAGTGACGAAGCTGAGATCAGAATCTTCACATCTGTCATCTGATAAAGCCCCTGCACCTCTTCCGGTCTGAGCTGAGTCGGGAGAAGCTTGATAGGAACCTCCGAATCACATCCCATCACCGTCCCGGTATATGGGTCATACTGCTGATTCTGAGATGACTTAATATAAGTGCCAGAAATTCCCCACTGAGCAATCAGCGGCCCCGGAATCTTCCCAAATACACGATCGGCAAGAGACATAAGAAATCAAAGAGGATTGCTGTACCAGCCCCCAGAGACCGGATAAACCATGCCGCCCGCAAAAGTTACACGTCGCCCCCTAAAAGCCCCAGCAGCGTAATACTTGTCAATTCTTGCAGAGCTATCTTTTGTAAGATGAGACTGATGAAAGCTACTATCAATGATATACTTTGAAAGAATATCCATCGCAAACGGTGGAATAAACTCAAAGCCCGACTGCACCGTGTCTCGGTCTCGATATTTGACCTGAAGAGATCCGCTGCCGAGATTCACTTCATCATACTGATCGTTCTCTCTCAGCAAAACACCCCCATCATTATCAGCCCCAATACCTGCGTAGCCCCCAGTTGTAGTAAGAAAGGCTGCCATGTAGGAGACAGCAATTTCAAAGTCAAGTGGAAGCTCGTCGCTCGGAAGAATTCGCCCATCGAGCTTCATGTATCGAGGCCATGCAAGAGACTGCTGAGGGTCAACCAAGGCCCCCTTCCACTTGAGAGGGTTGATTGCCATTGTCGCCCCCACAAGCGTCTGCTCTTTTTGCTGATTGCCAAGAGCAAGCCAAGAAGCAATACCTGGACTTTGCGGCAAGTCAGAAAGAAGCGAAGTGGCCCTCGCTACACTCACGAAAGAATTGGCGTTAGACGCCCCAAGAGTGGAAACGAAGGCCATTCACGCAATCACTTAGAGGAAGTGACACCAGGGGCTGCTTTCACCTTAGCCGCAGAAGTGACAGGAGCTTTCGCCTGCACTGGCTTTGACTCAGCCGGTTTCGATTCAGCCGGAGGCTTGATCGAGCATTCAGCAACAGGAGCCTCTTCTGCCGGAGACTCCACAGGCGAAACACTCTGCACCTTTTCTTGAGCTTTGCGCTCTTGCGCTTCACGAGCAAGACGGAAGGTAATCATGGACATGGCTTGTTTTGCGATTGAGTAAGAAAAAGCCCCACCAGCATATTAAATGCCAGCGGGGCCCAGCGGTAGTGCAACCGAAGTCACACGTAGCAACGAAGCTGGGTCAAGCGAATGTTGCGGTCGTCCGTAAACACCTTGGACCAGTTGGCGCCAGTAGCAAGCTCAGTGTTACTGGGCGAGTTGCCGGCAGCATTGCCAGTCCAGCTGATGCCGTTGGGATGCACCAGGTAGTGAGTACGGTTGATCAGGAAGTCAACGCCCTTCAGAGTGTCGCGATCGGTTTCCACCGGAGTCTTGGCAGGAGCAGTCGCATAAGCGAAAGCGCCAGGGCCAAAGAAATAGGTGTGATGAACATCGGTGCCACCAGTGCCGGCACCAGCATCGAAGGGGAGGGTGTCGTCCACGAACACGGGACGGCCTAGATAAGTACCTAGTTCAAGACGCTCGCGGGAGAGGCGGGTATCCAGCTGGCTGGTCTGGCTCGCAGGAACGATCAGATCCAGGTTCATCAGTGCGTAATACACCGGGGAACGCATCAAAATGCCCGTCAGTTCCTGACCAGCGTCACCCAGCTTGGCGATACCGCTCACCATAGCTGACTGGCTCAGGGCAGTAGAGGTGCCGCCAACGGCGTGACTGGTCGCCAGGGGACCCCCAGAGACAAACATGCCGCGCAGGATGCTGATCATGGTCTTCTGCATGTCCCGCACCCAATACTGACCAGTGCGACGAGCAATGGCCTGCATGGGGTCGGAACCAGCCAGCTCACCAGCCAGGTCGGAGGCGCTCCAGGCGCGGCCACGCACGTTGCGAACACCGGTCTGCAGGTCGCCAGCCAGCACCGAGGGGGTCAGGCCAACAGCGTCATTCAGGATCTCGGAATCGCCCGAGAGATCGCCAAAGAAAGGAAGGTCGATGGTTTTGCCGCCTTTGGCGAACTCAGCCTGGATGGCATCATTCGTCACCATCAGGCCAGAATTGACCAGTTGGTTACGGTCTTGAACCTCTTCCTGCTGGTATTCCAGGAAGAGCTGTGGGATAAAAGGAACACCAGCGAGCAGCATGGCTTTAGCCTCAAAGAAAAGGGATTGTTGGAGCGTTTTCAGGTTCGGCACTGCCGACAGAGACGAGGGGCGTCAAACGCCAGCGCTCTCTCAAGACCCAAAGAAAAGATTGCGGTACTACCGCGAAAGCCTGCCCTCGAAGCACTGCAGCGAGGTTGCCTTACATCGTCACTATAGCAGCCAAATCAAGCAAGCAACAAAAAACCCGGCAAAAGCCGGGCGAGGAAAGAGTTGCAGGCAAAAGCTCAAGCAGTGACATCCAGGGTCCAACCCTTGCCGGTAGCTACTGCTTTTTCGCCGGTCGTAACCGTAGCATTGCCGGTAGTGCCACTGATGTCGAGGGTCTGGGTTCCGGTCACAGTAGGCAGACCAGCAAAAAGCTCGACAAGGTTGGCCCTTGTAAAAGCAGCGGGAATCACGTAGATGCTACCACTTGCCATGCCGGCATCATAGGCAATGCGAAGAGCCGTAATCACTTCCTCAACGGCAGAAGTGATCTGCCTTCCAATCACATTGCGATCAGTTTTGTAGCTCATGGTGCGTCTGAGTAGAGTGCCCTACATCAGAATAGCCATGACAGCCGAGGCCCTAGCCATGCCCAAAAGAGAGTACAACACGGCTTACCGGGAGCCATGGAACGACTTTATTAGGGAGTCGCTAAAAGCGATTGATACCCATAATACAATATATTTTCAAACAAATAATATATGGCATCTGGAGAAAGCAAAAGAATTAAGAAAACATGTAACCGAATTAAAAGAAATGATTAAGAGGCAGGAGAGATAAAAGAAAAATCCATTTATATTTATCAGCCCACCAAGCAGCCGACATCCTCCCCTTTGCAATATTTTTAGCGTGGCGATCCTTCCAACCCTCGCGCCTAAGCCGATAGGCCCTTGATTCGTTTTTCTTTTTTGGAGAACCTTTTACGCCTTGCTCTCCAAAGCGAATAAGCTTATACCTTCCGTCTTCTTTCGCCATTACGACATGAGACTTAGTTTTATGGCCGGGAGTTCTCTTGGGCTTATTCACCCCCGAAAGCCCAAGCTCTTTTATTTTGCTTTTAACTCTCTCTGGAACAGCCATGGCGAAAGCGTGCCTAATTCAGGCTAGCCAAAGCCTCATGAACAGCTAACTCTTTTTTCGTTTATGGCGGTAGTCTATTCTTTTTGAACTTGTCTTTTTGCGCTTGAACTTTCTCTTCTCTTTTTCGGAAAGCTCTTTTGCGGTTTTTGGAGTCTCGGAAGAAACACGCTTGGACGGCCTGCAAGCAGGATAACTTCTACGCTTTTCGCCAGTCTTCCGCCCGCAAGGCTTCCCGGTCTTTATGTCAACCCACTCCTCGGCAAACCAGCGACCAAGGCCGCCCCGACCACGCTCAGCCATCACCCGCCCCCTTTAGAGGTTTTGTACTTTCCCCCTCGCCTCTTGTATTCACGAACAAGCCAGCCACTCGCATAGGCGCTCGGGAAAACAGCGAACTTACGCTTAGCTTCGGCCTTGACACGGGCATAAAGAGATTTGTTCGTTGGAATATTCTTCGCTCTCACTTCTTCTTGCCCTTCTTTTTGCGAGACTTCTTGGCAGTAGAAAGAGCAATTGCAACCGCCTGCTTTTGGGGACGCCCCTCCTTCCTCAGCTTTTCAATATTGTAAGAAACCGTAGCCCCAGACTTCCCCATTTTCAAAGGCATGACATCAAAGCATCTGCTTACACAATAAAGCCCCCTCCGGGGGAGAGGGGGCGGGGAAAAGAATTAGCTCAGAAGAGAGCAATCAAAAAAAGAAGGAAAAGCGCTAAAAGCAAAGTAAAAATTGCAATCAGTGGAGAGGATTCATTTCTCGCTTGATAGACAGGCCTGCTTTCACGAGGAACAGGAGACGAGACCGGTTGAACAGAAGAAGGCATGGAGGGAGAAGCAGAATAACTTCTGGTTCTCGCATAAGAACGTGTTGAAGAAGAGGCAGCACGGCGGCTTCTGTAACCCCCGCGAGACCACTTCGCAACAGTTCTGCGCCCATACCTTCTGTTGTAGCGAAATTCGCTTCTCACTCAACCAAGCACACCACTCATTGCCCTTCCCACGGTCGGATCAAGCTTGCCAGCAGCACGAGCTTCACGGTAGAGCCGTGCAGCTTTTTCCTTTTGCCCCGAGTTAATCATTTCTGCAACGAGAGTTGCGTTCACCGACCCAACAGCAAATGGGTTGTTCGCAGAGGTGTAAGCAGGAGCGCGAGACGGAGCCATGCCAGAGCCCGTAGCCCCGGAACCATTGAAGTAAATAGAGTAGTCGTCATCCTCACGAAGCTTGCTCACGGCATCCTTGAGAGACACCGGATCGTCCTGGGGCCCATAAACAACCGTCTCCTCGTCTTCAAGCAAACGGAAATCCTCCCTCTTGAGCTTGAACAAATGCCCCGGCTTCCGACAATCAACACGAGCCAGCTCGTCCATCACCTTCTGCTCAAGCAGAGTTGCGCGGCGGCTCTCGCGCTCACGATCGCGCTCCTGCTCGGCCTGGATGATCCGCTTGTTCTGCTCCTCCAACCGGCGCTTCAGCGAGGCCATCTCCGCCTTCACAACCGTGTCCACGGCATCAGAGGGGTTGGTGTAGACCTGCTGCCCTTGGGGCTGCTGCTGCCCCCCCTGGGGCTGCTGCTGACCATTCTGGGACTGGCTCCCGCCAGCGCCGCCGCCCTCGCCTTCCTCGCCCTCCTCAGAGGCATTCGCGGCCTTCAGTGCCAACACCTTCTCGGCGATCTCTTCGTCGCTCATGTCAGGTGTCAGCTCGATGCCAGCCACTTTCAGGAAGGTAGCGATCTGCTTGCGCTTCTTGAGATCGCCCTGCAGGCCTTCCTTCGTGGCCTTCAGCTTCGTGTTTTCGGTCTCCAGAGCGTTGAGCCGCTCCTCAAGCGACTTGAAAGCACTGTTTGCCTCGTCGAGAGTCTCAAAAGCCATACGGAATTGTTGTCGGTGAAAGAACTATAGCTCAAGCCTCGCTTGGCTCAAACCCCGGCTCCGAGACTTCTCTGTCGGCGCCCTCACTCATTGGGGTTGTGTTGTCTACTTCAACGCGGGGGCGAGAAGATCGCCCATCGGCAGAAGCCCCTTCGCGAGCCCCCATCAGCTCCCTGATAGTCTCAGTGCCCTTCAGTCCCATCTTTTCGATAATGTCGGAGACACTGAAGCCAGGAATGCCCTCAAAAAGCTCCCCGCTCTCAAGCATACGCATGAACAATTCAATAGTTATCACCCCATCCTTGAACAGAGAGCTGTAAGCCATTACCTGCTGCGAGTGCAGTTTAACAGGAATGAAGTTCTTGCTAATTACAATCTTGACCGCAGAGTAGTTTCTGTAAGCCGCAGCATACATAAGCGCCCTGTTCAAGGCATCTTCAAGCGACTGAACGAGAACTGCAAGCTGAGAATCACTCTGAGAGCGGTCAAGAAGCTTCGCAAAGCCGGATTCAGCCTGCGTTTTGCCCGTTGTCATTGCAACTGCGGCCAATCGCTCCATTGATTTCTCAATTCTGTCAAGATTTTTAAGTGTAACTTCTGCCCCCTCCATGCTTGCGCTGATCATCCCGAACCTTGCATCAGGATTTTGCGAAGAAAGCGTTCGCCCCGACCCCGCCTTAACCTCATCGTCGGGACGGACGCCCGTCATTGTCAAAAAGGGCGAGGCTGTAAGGTGGATTGACTCTGCAAGGTCAGCGGAAACCGCCCAATGATGCAGATTTAGCCGCGCAATATCAAGAAGAAGGGGGCGAGCACGGAAAAATGCCTCTTTTTCACCCCCAAGAACGGGTACAAACGGGATAAATGGAATAGAGAGATACCTTTCCTCCCCTTCTTGAACATACCTATCGGTATTTCCGGGCACATTTTGCTTCACATACGTCCTGCAGCGAACTCTGCGCCCAGGAGGCACGAAGCGAAGCGTGTCATTCACCTCGGAAAAGCTATCTTCCCCAATTTCTACGATGTCATAAACGAAAACAGCGGGCAAAACTTCTTCAAAAAACTCATTTGTGGCACTTTTTCGGCGAATTTCCCCCTTAATACGCAAATACGTGGGGAAAGAGCCAAAGAGTGACCGCCCCAAGATCTCTGCACTGAAAATATCGTGCCTACATTCAAGCACTTGGTCGCACTTGATCAAGACAAGGTAGGGGCGAGGGTTGAGAATTTTTTCCTCTTCTGCACTGAGGTCAGTAGGGAGCTTCGGATATTCGACCCAAATACCTGCAACGCCCGCGTCAATGGCTGCCGTAAAAAGCTCTTTGGTGTACGAGGTTAAAGAATGCCCCTCAAGATCGCAATCTTCAAAAAAATTGCCCCACGACTCATCAATATTTTCGGGAATTACGACGCCCTTGCGAAGAGCCGTACCAATTGTAAGGTTGCGAAGATGCGAATAAAAAGGCTCGAAGCTGCTTTGCGCCCTGGTTTTGCGAACATCGTAGGATTCCACCTCCTCAAGATGATCCTTGGGGATATATTCGCTAGTCGCTTCGTACAGGAAGAACTCGGGCAGGGTGCAAAACTTGATCGGAGACAGCCTTTCCAGCTGCTGAGCCTGCTCGATCGAGTATTCAGCAACGCCCGTAACCCCCTCAACATTCGCTTCCAGCTCTGGGTGCCGCCGGTCAAACGGATTCAGCCCCAGGGCGTCATCAGCATTTGGGATCAGAGAGTTACCGACGATGACCACTGTTTCTTCGCAGCACTATTCACACTCTAACAGCAGAAAAAGCTTCGCAGTTGGGGGCGGGAAAGACCAAAAATGTCGGGGGCGCAAAGGAAAATCAGGGGGCAAGAAAATGCAAACTATCTCCAACGCTGCCCTCGCCCAAGCCCAATCGACGGCCTTGGCATTGTTTGCCAAACGAGATACCTCAAGGCATCACCAAAGTGAGAATAGTCCAATTTTCCACCTTTTGATGGCTTCAGAGAACTATCATAGCCCCAGTTTTCTAGCATTTCTACAGATTCGTGGCACGAGGAACAGTTGATAAAAATCTGCCCCTTATTAAAGCAATTATTTGCGTGCCCCACAGTTTCTGCGATTGGTGGATTTCGACGCTCGGCTATAACTTTCGCCCCCGTCTCTCTCAAGATGTCGTGATCACTCATGGTGGACGACGTGCTAGCATGTGACCCCGAGCTATCAGGGTAAATCATCACCATGTTTCTTGCGACATGAGCAGCGTATTTCCGCTTGATATGCTCCGCGAGCGAAAAAGTGTCCCTAGAAATGTTCTCGTCAAATATGTGCAAGGCCTGGCCCCCAGAAGGCAGGGGGCGCATAACAGCATAAACACTCGACACCTTGCCCACGTTGAAGTCGCACCCAATGAGGATTGGCTCGCCAGCTTCGGGGCAGAAGATATTTGTAAAGTGCTTGTCTCTCTCAAACTCGCTAAATACAGTCGTCGTCTCAAGATTAACAAACTCGCCCTTCACGTAAGCATCAACCAGATTTGAAGGGTATTTCTCCAGCAAGTCTTTGACGTAATTTTCATCGAGGTAGGGATTGTCTCTGGTATCAGCTCTATAAAGTTGCTTATCATCGCTTTTATTTTTCTCAAAGAAGCCCCAAATAAACTTCCGCCCCTCCGGCGTAGATACAAAACAAATCTGCGGACAATTACCTACACGAACCCGCCCCTGCAGTTTGACCAGGGCCGCCTCGGCAACCTCCTGCTTGACCGTATCCGCCTCGTCAATGACCAGGGAGGCGGCGTTGATGCCCACCAGGCGCTCCACGTTCATGAGGGGGCGGAGAAGGATTGTGGTGTCCCCCTCGGGTAGGTGCAGGGTGTAACTGGGCTGAGGAGAGACTCGGTGCGTGAAAGGAATATCGTATTTATGAAGAAATGAGTTCCACGTAGGAATCGCGATGTCGTTCAACATCACGTAGGTGGGCTCAAGATAAATGTGAGTATGCCCCTGACTCCTAAAAGCTAAAAGTATTGCCTTGGCGACACTGCTATAAGACTTTCCTGAACCCAATCCACCCACGTAAAGGATATACCTTGTATCGAAATTGCAAACAAAATCTTTTTGGTGCGGCAGCAGATCTGCAACAATTCGATCTTCGATCTCGTCTACGCTCAGAGCATTGTTGTTTTTTCTTTTTAATGCCTTGAGCATTGACGTATCATGAAAAAGCCCGAGCGACTGCAGAGCTGCTCTGTCTGCGTATCTTGCGCTGCGGGCTTTTGCTGGCACGGCCTACTCTTCTGAGGTGGGGGCGAGGGAAAAATAAAGTGAGGGAAAAAGAAGGGGGGCGAGAAAATGAAAGTTATTCAGTAAACGCAGCTTCTGCAATCACCGGAAACTCTTTAGCAAAAATTTCCTTGCACTCTTCTGCAATTAGTCTATGCTCCAGCTGAGTATCAGGTGCGGTTCTAAGTTGTAGATAATGCGCCCAACTACGCAGCGTCCCGTGCATGTAAAGAGTCGTGGGCGTGCAAAGTGGAAGAATTCTCCTCGCCGTTTCTTTTGCAACCCCCGCATCAAGCATCTCTTGATACAGTAGGTAGATATTTTTAATACTAATGCCCACCTGAGGGGTAAATCGCTTCAGCACCTCTTCATCGAGACAGTCATCGCTTGACTGATGGTTTTTCTGGCTCTGCTTTCTGAGCGCGGGCATTTCTGCAACAGAGGTTTTCGAGTACCTGGTCGAGAACTCTTGAAACGAAAAGCTTCTGTGTCTGAGAATCTGCGCAGCTATATCTCGCTCTGTCTCAATCTTCACGCACATTGACGCCATCTCAAGTGGAGACCAGTGCTTGTGTTTGATCAGATACCTCAACAGCCTGGGGGCGGTATCAACATTGTCTTCATTCGATGGATTCGAGACTCTCGCCATTTTAACTATCAGTCGCTCCGCCCCGTCCGTCCGATGAACCAGCTCAACGCCCATGTCAATTCAAGGCCACTTACCGTCTCTCACCATACCTCAGCTCGTCAACACTGCAGCATTGCCGAGGCGGGCAAAGAAATCCAGTGGGGGCGAGAGGAAATTGACGAGAAGGGGAAAACAGCCGGGCCAAAAACTTTACAGATTCGATATAAATGCAAGTGTCTGCGTGAAATAGACACTAAAAAAATTTTGAGACACTGGTTTGAAAAGGTTGCGAAAATCGATTTTTTTCAGAGTAGGGGGGTGTAAAGTAATTGTGCTGTTGAGATAGATGAGAGTTGATGTGAGTGTTGGGAATAGGTGAAATAGTGCTGGTGAGAATGGGTAAAAAAAATTTAGCTGGTTGGAATGGGTGAAAAAAATTTAGGGGTGGGGGTACCGGGCCTTGCCAGCGCCAGCGGGATCACCCCCCCCTAAATATAAAACCGGGGGCGAAGATGCCCCCGGCGGTTTAATCAAAGGTCGCCACTATTAGCAGCATCCTTAACAGACTGAACCACTAGATTGGCAGACTTAATATAGTTGCTAAAGCCGTTTCCCTCGACTTTAAGTGTAACGACATCGGCCTTAGATTCGGCCTCAACGTTAAGATCATTTGCGATTTTGACAATTAAAGCCCGCAAACTCGTTGCAATTTTATACTGGCGGCACAGACCAATATAAAGAGAAGCTATGTCAACGGTGCCAATCTTGCCCTTGTTTTGTGCGGCCAGGCCAGCAACACAGCACCTAAACACGAAATACGCTTTGACGCGGTTACGATCATAAACGTCCTGAGATTTATAGATTGGCTGCATCCTGCTAAACACTTGTGCGCTTTTCTTTTCAGGTGTTTTCTTTTCAATCTTAAACTCAGACCATGACAAACCACAGGCGAGCATTATTTTAATAGACTTTTCATCCTTAAAGATCTCAGTATAAATATCGGAAACGTCAACAGTTTTAACAGACTCCGCAGACTTTGCCGCAGACTCAATCGCAGCATCAAACTGATCCAGAAAATTAAACTCAGGCATGATCTTAAATAAATGAAGGAAAGGTGCCAGCTTTCGCCAGCTCCCATATTATTACAAATATAAAGCGCAAACGGTAGAGGCAGTGTGCCACTTTTTAACTGTCACACTAACAACTTTATATTTAGCATGTCACACTAAATATAGCTGGCGCGGGCTTGTGAACACACTAAATGTAGCTTAATTTTGCTTGTAAAGTATAAGCTCTCCAGGCGCTCAAATATACTGCCAGCAGACCCACGGTAACTAACACTTAGCAGACCCACGGTAACTAACACTTAGCAGACCCACAGTAACTAACACTTAGCGCGGCTTGTGAACATAACAAATAAGATAAGACTTCCAGGCTATACTTTACACTTAACTTGTTTAATACTTTATACTTAACTAATTGATACTTTACATTTAGTATTTGCTATACTTTATATTTAGCTGTTTGATACTTTATACTTAGCAAGTTGATACTTTATATTTAGCTAGTTGATACTTTATACTTAACAAACTCTGATACTTTATATTTAGTAGATTGCTATACTTTAGACTTAATTTGTTTAATACTTTATATTTAGCAAACTTGTTTACTTTATACTTAACTTGTTTGATACTTTATACTTAGTAGGTTGCTATACTTTATACTTAGCATTACACCTAAACTATAACACCAACTTAAACAGTAAGCAAACAGAAGCCCCAGCTTAACAAACACGCCAGCAAACAAACACGCCAGCGAACTTAAGTGACCGCTAACAAACACAAGTGACTGTGAACAAACACAAGTGAATGGCGGCTGCAAATGGTGGCTGCAAATGAATGCAACTGTGAATGAATGAATGTAAATGGTGGCTGCGGCTAGTAAAGAAAGTTGGGGGCGAGGAAATGAATGTGAATGAATGGATTAGTTTTCATCTTCAAAAGCTGAATCGAACTTCTTAAGATAAAACCCCTGTCTCTTCTTTCCGCCCACACTAAAGATTCCCGGATCAATCAGAAAGTATCTGTCTCCATTCGACTCAACAAAGAGGGCGACTAACCTAGCTTTCTTGAGGCGAGACAAACTAGAAGAAACTGAATTAGCAACAATACCAAGCTCTGCTGCAAGATTTTTAACCATAAATTTAACCTTGCTAGTTCTTGTATCACATAAGCTCATCATCGAATACAGCACACAAACATCTCTCTGATTGATTTTCTTTTCTCTGATTAACTTAAATATTTTCGCCCCCTGCTGACCATAGAATAATCCAAACCCAATAGTTTCTGAATCGTAGTTGTCGCTCTGAAAATGTGTAAACTCACCAAGATTTCGCATAACGGTTTTGTGATAACGTCCAAAGGATTCTACGGGACCACGATAATGTAACACAGCTACGAAGCACCCTCAAGGCCTTCGTTTTTTGGCTCGCACACAAAACAGCATACTCAGAACTCTCTCCACCACAGGGCCAAAATCAAGTGCTTCTATTATCTTATTAGGTACAGCAACCAATCAATGCCTTGCGCCCAAAATCCCCCGTAACAAAAACTCGCCCGCAACAACTCACAGCAACAAACAAATTCAAGCAGCAAACTTTTGGCTTGTGAACACTGCAGCAATAACTTTAATCTTCCACTTCTTCCAAAGCAGCTAACAACTGATCCACCCCAAGACTGCTTGCCTGGAGATTCCGCCCAATGTCTCCCGCCTTCGATGCGGCGGCTAGAATGCCAGGCACATCTTTTATATCTATATCAGCATCAGCAGCAATAAACTTATCCAAGCTTCTACTTACAATTGCAGCCAGTTTGGCAGCATCTGCAGTTAAGCTGCGCCCAAGAAACTCTTGCTGCAATCTATATTCTTCAAGCTTCTTTTTATGCTCCAGCGCCCTCTGGTTGCTCTCTTCTTTCATCAGCAGCTGTAGTTGATACTTATCGTAATCTGCAACTCTTTTGCCCCAATTGTCCCTTGCAGCTATTTTGAGCACTCTGGTTTCTGATAAGTTGTAGATTAAAGATATGTATTTTGTTGATCGTCCCGATCCACTATCTCGATACAAACAGAACATTGCAAAATCTTTCTCTCCCTCAGCAGGAGCAAGCCTGCTTCTATAATCCCAAGATTGTAGTTTGTTAGTAGCGGAATATGGATCTTGTAAAGAGCTAGAAATATCCTCATCAGCAAAATCCTCTTCATCACTTCGCGAGAAACTATTCTGATCATCATCAAACAGTTCATCATCTGCATCAATTTGATCAGTTGCAGAATCACTGCCATGGGGCGGGAAACTTTTCATTTCAGAATTACTTTCAACATCTACGATTCGATCAGTTGCTTGCACTTCATCTTGATCTTCAAAGCTTGCAGAGCTGTTAGTCATGACAAAAGAGAAATAGAGGGGGCGGGGAGCTGTAAACTCAGTATAGATCCATATATTCTGTAGACTTCTGGTAGACAACTCTGCCTGATGATTCGTCTCGGTAGAAGACTCGGGGGGCGTGATAAATACTACCTAAGCAAACAATGACATGTTTTACAACATCCTTTTGTTTGCGATACTTTGTGAACAGCATTGCTGTTACAGAAAAGCTCTTGCAAATAGATTCACTGTTATCTTGCACATACTGTTGCACAGATGCTAGAGAGAAATTGTTGCGATCGAACAATTGGGGGCGATCTAATATTTCACTTAAAAACACATCCTTTCTAAACAATCTTTTGTTGTGATCGAGAGCGGTATAAAAAGAAGCTTCGTCTTGAGCTTGCAATGGCAGACTAAATATCTCTCTATCGTAAACTAACACTTGATTTTTATTTAGCAGCATTCTCTTGACTGATCTCAGCCTTCTAATTATCTCAGCATTTGTCATTCGCAAAGCATTATTAACTTTGTAGCTCACTTGCCCCTCACTGTTTGTCTTGCAATTGCTTCAACAATCTACTTCAACGACAAACAAAGAGCAATCTTTGACGAGAATCTCTTTCTCGCCCCCATGGCTTTCTTCTGCTGCGGGCAAGCTCTCGGATCGAGGGCCAGGAGCCTCAGGAACAGCCCTCTAGCCTCTTTGACGGGGAAACGCCTTGCCAAGGGGGCAAGCAGCCTTGCAGGCGATTCTCGAAGGGGGCGGGGGATTGAAGAAATGTGGGGGCGGGAATAAAGTGTTGACTGATTTAAGTTGCAGAAAGCCAAGAAAAATGCGCCATGCTCTTACGAGCACAGCGCAGACACACACTATTTAAGAAAGAAAGAAACTACTTTACTTTCCTCCAGAACTCAGCAATATCTAACACCCATTCAGTCGCTTCGTCTTTGAAGTTCAGAGCAACAACCAATCCGTTCTGTATTCGTAGAACTTTCCACTCTTTATAGGTTTTGCCAATCTCAGGCAGTGGATACGCAGCATTTACCTCAAGAGGAACCTTATCCGTAACAGCCTGATCAATGTAGTACAGGAGCCTGTCAATCTCCTGCACGGAGCGAACGTACTCAGCCTCTTCCCAAAGCCTGAACTCCTGCTGGTCTTTCATTATGTCGCCCCGATGTTTTATCAGGGCAAGGCGCAAGGTGTTTGCGCGTATTTGGTTGTCGGGGGCGGGATTAAATAAAGTTGCCATTGAAGGGAATTGGTGATGGGGGGCGGGAAAATGTAAACTAAATGATCACTCGGGGATTATAGCACGGCATACTAAAGCCAAGCTCAAACTCAAAGACCACTAAGTAGATAACCTTGTAAATTTCCTCCATCTCTTTTTTCGCCCCCGGAAACTTTAAGGCAAACTTTTCGTATCCGCACAGGTCTTCTTCGTGAATTTCCGCGATGTCTTCAGCATCGGGAATGTCGCTGGCCGCGTGAAACATCAAATCATATTCATCGAAGCTAAATGCAAGCAGGCCCATGCCACTTGTAAACGTCAAGCTATACTTCTTGCAAAAAGGAACAACTACCTGATCAAAGTATTCTCTTGCTAGATTGTCAACCTGCTGATTGGCCTTCTCTTCTATTTTTTCAATCTTTTTCTGTATCTTATCAGAGTCCATGACGAGGATTGGCAGAGGGGCAAGAAACTGTAAGCTAAACAACCATGTCAGAAAACTGCTCGTCTATGATTCTTGAAGTATAGGCATCTCTGTTCTTTTCATCATCGTACCAGTCGCTAAGCTCCTTCATATCTTGTTCGTGCTGCAGCCTTCTCTGTTCTGCGTCATGCCTCTCCTGGAGTCCTTCCAGTTGATCGGCGACTCTATCAACTTTGTACCAGTCCTTCAGTCTTCTATAGCGCTGCAGCAACTTCTCGAAGTGAGCAATCTTTCTAGATAGTTCAAGCATGGTGGGACTTTCCATGGGGGCAAAAGAAATGATGGGGGGCGAGAAAATACAAGTTAAACGCTACTCAATCATCCAGCCATCGTGCCACGCCCTGGCTTCTTCAATCTGCTGCTTCATCGCAGCACATAAAACCCTGGCTTCTTTCTTGTTCATTTTTCGTGGCTCCGCCTCAAAGTTTACATGGCCATGACAATCAAACAGCCTCTGGTAAAAACTTGCCCGATGCACGGGATTTGAAGAAGTGGCTTCAAACACAAGTTCCCGAACAGACGTGCCAATAAAACTTGCAAGCGATTGCAAATCTTTTTCTGTTCCAAACCATGCAGGATGATCCACATGAAAAGGATTGTCAGATAGCGCGATGTATTCGCCCTCCCGACCCTTGATGGCCGTCAACCTTTCGCAGAGAATTGTGTAACGCTTCCAACTTGTAGGATCGCCATAGCGATCACTTCCCTCTGGCTCAAGAATCAAAAGCTCGGGATCGTAGCAACCCCTCTTATCCACAAGAACAAAAGCCCCGCCGTGAACAAGCGGGGTAGCATCACCGATGTTGGCGATGCAATGAAAAGAAGGCTGATTGGTCATTGATCTAAAAAGAAATTGTGCAGTGCCTATCTCCGCTGAAGGCAAAAGGCTTGTGAGAAAAGTCAGCAGGAAAAGAAAGCCCTGATAGAAGCGATGAGGGCTGAGCGTGGGGCAAAATCATACGCCCCAAAGTCAAAACACAACACCTTGCCATTCTTATTGGAAACTGTAAACTTCCATCGCCCATCTTGTTTCCTGATCTCAAGAACGACGCCATTCTTATGGGAAATGATTTCACGGGTTTCATCCATAGAGCGAAACCCATCTAACTTCCACGTTCCCCTAAGATCCGCGTCGTTAAGTATCTTTAACCATTTATCAGCAACTCGCTGAAACTGATTTCGAGTGAAGGGGTCAGAATAAAATTCAATCTCACAATTTCCCAAAGTACGGGAAAAAAGTTGCGGGTCAAAAGTCTTGACTGACATAATCTGAAAAAGAAATAAATGAACAGAAAATAGGCAGGCCTCGGCCCACCTGTCTTAATTATACCCTATGCAGAGGGCGCTGTCAAGCACAAATAAATCATACTTTCATTTTCCCGCCCCCACACAATCAGTAATAGTCGCGCTCGTCAATTAACTCTGCTCTCATTGCAGAAATATCAACAATCAACTTTGCCTCATCGCCAACTTGAACATCGCCCATCAGCCACTTATCGCACTCTTTTGCGATAGCTGGAAACAGGTAATCAGACAAGTCAAAGATGCTCACGGAAGAAAACCTCTTCCTGAACATCTGGACTCCCTTACAGGTCCAGCCAACCGTGGAATCTACGTCGAAAAGATCCTCAATCTTTTTCTCGCCCCGAACCGCAACATTGCTCTCGTCAGTATATTCGTCCCATGCTTCTTGCAGTCCGCCCATCACAGATTTCCTGATGCTGCCCATCATTCCCGAGTCCCTGAGAAAACCTCTGCAGGGTTTCGCGCAGAAGGGCTCGGAGCTTATCAGGCAATGCCTCGCCAAAGAAGCAATATCAGACTGAAGGTCGTCAATCGACAATTGCCTTCCGCCCCGATTCATGTAGCCGTGCTGGATTCTCCCAGCAAGAAAACCTCCTAGGGCCAACAATTCATCGATGATTCCATTGGGATGAGCGGTTGCAGGATGCTCAAGAACGTCGTGAGCAATTTGTTCACCGCTCAGGCCGGGCTCAAAGTAATCCCGGCCGTTCAGGCCTCTAACAAAAACAATTCCAGGATTGCCTGTTTCAAAGTGTTCTCTGATCTGAAGCCTGTAAGTCTTCATGGGTCTTGAGAAATAAGTGGAAAAGAATCAGCAACTGAGAAAACTGTTTAGCACAAAATCTACATCAATCATCTGCCCCGACTTGTCGTAGTAATCCACACCCGCAGAATAGGATTTAGTGTCTTCAACAATCCAGACAACCTTCATAAAAGAAGAGGTTTGCAGGCAGGAAAAATGATGCGAAAGAAAATCAAAAACAGCTGAGTTGTCATTAAATGACTCGTCGGTCGAATAGCCAATCTGAAGAATACCTCGATCAAGACTTAGGTAGCCGCTGATATTTTCGACAAACTCATCCGAGTCGTCGCCAAGATCATTGAGGTCGTCAGTGATTTCTTCTGGATGATTTACCAAGTAATCGTAGACGGACAGCGCAATTTCGCCGACACTTGCAAGAGAGGGCGGAATAGAACAGGTGGCCGAAGCGGAAGCAAAAACTACAGAAGCCATGGCTCAAAAAAGAGAAGAAAGAAAAGTCGCCGCGAAGACGGCTTGCGAACAATGTGTTTCAGTTGGTAATTTCAAACTTGTATTTGCAAACCTCTTCTGCATCATGATCAGAAAACGATGCTCGACCTTGCCATTTCTTTGCCTCAATTAAACCCCAGACATCTTCCAGGGCGATTAGCAAATTTTCCCTAGTGTCCGCATCAATGGAAACAGTCAGCTTCATTTGATCTAAAAAGAAAAAACGACAAAAGAGTGACAGACCTTGCCCGTCACTCCTTAATTGTAACACATGCAAGGGGCGGTGTCAAGTACAAATAAATCGTACTTTGTTTTTATCCGCCCCCAGCAAACTCAACAATGCGCGTCCCAGATTTCAACAAGAGTTCGATTTAATTCGGCATCCGAGACATTGGCGAACTGAACTTTCATTGCTTGCCCGTAGACAGTATCATCCAGAACAAACTTTTTCCACTCCTGGAAAGTCTCAAAATTGCCGATCTCTTCAACAACAAATGTGTGCTCGTTGTTGATTGTATAATCAACCATGCGCCCAATCGCTTCTGCGAGATCGCAATTTTCATCAAGAAGAAGTGAGGCGAGAGCGGAGGGTTTGGGGCGAGAAACAGGCGAAAGACCAAAGTCGTCCATGAGATTAAAAGAAAGAAATGATTGGGAAATGAGGGGGGGCGGAAATAAACTTACTCGTAGTGGGGCCTTTCTTCAGGGAAAGGCTTAGCAAAATCCTCCTCGAAGTAACTCACAAAAGAGTTGTCCTGCTGGTAGGTACTTGGGGTGTCTGAGCCAAGCACAAATGTGTAACCGCCGTAGCCAGTATCTTTTGGCGTTGGCGGCTTACCATTCGTGTAGGCTATTGTGGCTTTGCTTCTCAGCTCATGCCGCTCTTCGCTTGGGACTCTCTCAAAAAAATCCTCAAGGTCTTCGTCTGAGTAGAAAACCGATTGAACTGGTGTTCCACAAGTAAACCACCACCCTCCTTCTTCTGGGCCACCGTAAGCTTCCCAGGTTTCGTAAGTGTTGAGATAGACAGTCATGATCTGAAAAGATAAAGTGCTTGATTTGATTTGACTTGCGAGGCTCCCGCTATTCATCCATAAACAATTTCGCCGAAACAAGCAATTTGACAAATCACATCAGCAGCATCTGCATCAATATCGGAATAATCCCCAAAGACGGCAGATTCAATTGAGCGTCGAATGTCTCTTCGGCAATCAACCCGCCTGGCGAAGATTGAGGCGACAGCCTCCTCAGCCGCTTGCTGAGTAATTACATGCTGGACAGACTCCTCATCAATAATCATGTAAACACGGTCCTCCCTGTTGACATGTCCAGACTTCGCCCAATAGCCAATGGAATATCCGGCGGTATCGCAAATACCCTCGAAGTCGTCCCAGGAAATTTTGAAGTCTAAGGTAATGAGAGTCATGATCTGAAAAGATAAAGTGCTTGATTTAATTTGGCTTGTGAAACTATTGCTATTTACCCATAAGCAATTTCTCCAAAGCAAGCATACTGAAAGATGATACTAGCATCCTCTGCATCAATTTCACTGTATTCATTTTCGAGTACCGCAAGTTCGATAGACTTCCACGTTGCCTCAATGCAAAACTTCTTGCGATTGAAGAGATCAGCAATAACCTTCTCGACCATTGCCTGAGAGATGTGATGATGCGTCAACTCCTCGTCCACAATCGTGAACATTCGATCCTGTTTGTTGATGTGCCACTTGTGGGCCCACCCGTCGATACCGCCGAAGCCAGCGGTGCAGCAAAGATCCTCAAAATCATCCCAAGAAATTTTGTAGTCCAGAGAAATAAGAGCCATGGCTTGAAAAGCGTGGGGGGCGGAAATTAAATAGAAACTAGAAAGGGGGCTGAGACTCTCTGAGGTAAAATCCCCCAGATTCCCAACAAACAACAGAATCTTTCGTCGCCCAATCCGTTTTGATTCGGGCATAATAGTCGCCCTCAAGACCTGGCGTTAATTCGCCATCAATTTTGAGTTCTCCACAGAACTCTTCTTCAACCCAGGCTTCAACCTGTTCCCTGAGATCAAGCGTGGAATCTTCGTCAAACTCCACAACCCACTCTTGCCCAGTTCGGCAATCTTCCACAAGAAGATAGGCCTCGAACGGACCTTTTTCTTCGTCGTCCTCTTCCTGCTCGGGCAGAATAAACTTGTAAGTTGCCGAGCCCTCAGCAACTTCCAATCTTATCCACTGCACTGGGCAGCTTGAGATCCACTGCTCAAAATCTTCCCCAGGAAAACCATGGGGCCAGAGATCGTTTGACATGATAGAAAAAGAATGAACAGCAAAAGACAATGGCTAGAAAATGTCTACATTGTTTTCGTCGCAGACATTCACAATCTCGGTGCCGAGAATGTCTTCGTGCGTAAAACTGTAGTCAAGGTTTTCCGCAACTTCATGCGGATCTGCTTCGTCTTTGATACGAATTTGCACAGTCAGGTGAATTGTTTTCATGATAAAAATGAAGAAACAAAAGATGACAGACCTTGCCTGCCATGTCTTAATTGTACCCTACGTAGGGGCGAATGTCAAGTACAAACAAAAGAGACTTTTACTTTTCGCCCCCGACGAACAATTAAACGGCGGAGCAAACAGAAGAAGCCTGCTGCCACAAAGAAGAAGCAAGCTGCATTTCCTCCGCAAAAGAAAAACCTTTCACGCCCAAGAAAAGCTCATCAAGAGCGCATAGGGCGTGCATGTATCTCAATGTCCTCCTGCCAGATTTTGAAGTGTAATAGCTACAGGAAACAAAGAAGGGGTTGGTATGCCTGTTGGCAGCCAGGAAAACTCTGGCAACTCCTTTCAGGTCGAAAAACAGAATGCCGTTTTTCTTGACCTGAAAAGTACCAGAAGCTGTAGACGGTCCCTTAAACAAAGAATCAACAACTTGCGATTGATTCTGAACAAAGAAAACTCTTTCCGAAGTTGATAAAATCATTGATCTGAAAGAATAAAAAGCGAAGAACTAATCTTGGAGGCGAAGGTCTCCGATCAGAAAAGACCTGCTGGGAAAAAGAGGATTTGCAGCAATCTCCCTGGAAAGGTTGTTGCAATAATGAAGGTAGTGATTTTTTGTTGTGTCATGCCCTTTCATTAGCTGAACGCTATAAAGAGAAAAGGCAGCAATACCATTCCAAGCAAAAGAGCTGATTTGATTGGCAAGAATTTCAGATCCGGGGCCAGAAAGATTAAGCCTGTTGGCGAGCCATCGCCCGGTTCTGGTCCCATAAAGATCCTTGAATTTCTCAAGGCCATCTCTGGTGCGAAGATCAATCATTGTCAGAAAACCTTCTTGTCATTTTCCACACTGAAACATGAGTATGGCATTGGGTTATCTGAGTCAAACCAATCAGGCCCCAAGCAATACGTCATAACCTCGCCGTCACTTTCCAAATGTCCGGCCCCCGGCGCACACGGCGAGCAAAACCCGCAGAGCGCATAAAACTTAGACTTGGTTACGAAAATATCGCCGTCAGAGCAAACAGTAAAAGTCACATCATCGTCAGAGTATTCGTATCTGGTACAATCACCAGTAGACTCAAAACTCAGATTCAGCTCTTCTACAATTTCCTCTGCAGCCTGCCTGCAGTCAAAACCAGAATCATAGTCTGCCAAGACAGATTTCAGGCTGTTGGTCAAATCCTGAGTCAATCCCTCAATGCCATCTTTGTAATCCAGGTCTGTGCCCTTGCTGGTTATTTCATCCCAGACATGAGAGGCAAGTCTGTTGCTGTTAATCACCCCATAGCGAATACCTGTTTCGCTGTCAACATTTGTCGTTCCGTGGCCGTAGTCAATTCCAGAAAGTGTCATGACGAGAAAAAGTAAATGAAAAGAAACAGAAAAATCAAAGCCGAGAAATTTCCTTGAGCTTCTCGACAACATCGTCAGCCGTCAACCAGCCAAGCACATCATCCGTTACAGATGTTTCGTAAGTCAGCCGAAAATCCCTGGGATCTTTTTCGTCCTTGACGATTACAGCCAGCTCGTAAAAGCCTTCGCGACCGCCGTAAGAATAAGAGTGCCTTACGACGCTTGCGCCGAATCCATTGCGAAAGAAGATAACCGCTTGGTCGCCATCATGGGCTTTGTAGTGTTCCGCACTAGCGACAACATTGTCAAGCTCGGTAATTGAAAAACTGGAGGAAAGAACGATTGGAGACATGGCAGAAAAACAAGAAGAAAGAAAATGAAAAGAATTGAAATCAGCGCCCAACAATCTGAAGACGACAAGAAACAGTCTTGTCTCTTTGCTCACACTGCTGCATCAGTTGCTTCTCTTGATTCCAGAGAGAACCCAGAACTAAAAGAGAAACTGCAAGAGCTGCAAGGCTCACAGGAAACTTGTTGCTGGCGAGAAAGTCGTTGATGGCTTGCATAATGAAAATGAATTGATTTGAATTGATTTTGGCTTGTGAAACTACTTGTCGTAAAAAGACTGCAGATAATTGGTCTCGGAAACCTCGTTGATTACCAAGCGAAGCGACAAAACACGCCTGTCCTCAAGTTCGCTGTACTTAGCTTCGAGCCCACCAGCGGAGATAGCTGTCTTTTGCCAAATTGCCTCTCTGCACAGCCGAGAAGCCTGTTCCCTCAGATCTTCAACAAGCGGAACTCTGTATTCGCTGGTTCCAACAATCGCCCACTTCCAGTCAAGAAAAGAAAAAATAGACTGGATCTTGTCCCAGTTGACTCGATCAACCACAAGGTCGATCAATTCGTAATCTTGTTTTGTCATTGATCTAAAAAAAGAAAGTGAACAAAGACGAGCATACCTTGCCCGCCATGTCTTAATTGTAACACATGACGGGTGCGGTGTCAAGCACAAATAAAAGCAGCTGCAAGTCAAAGATAATTAAATGCCCAATGATCCAAATCCTTCATTGGCAGCCTCGAAAGATCCCCATGCCTTCTGTAACTCTCAACGACGTGATCCGCAAAATCAATTGCGTGCTGAGCCATGAAGAAGTCTTCGCCTAAACACCAGTTTGTTTGTGACAGACACTCATCAAAACGAAGGTCCTTGATGATGCAAAGTAATACATAAAAGGTTTCAGTGGCCTCGTGGCTGTCAAACTCTTTGACACAGAAAGTCATTGTTGATCTTTCCGCCCCCAATTGAAACACAGTGATCTCATCGCTGGCATGAAACCCCCCCTGAAAACCACGGGAAAGATTCGTCCAGACAAGTGGCTGCTCGGGGGCTTGATTCATTTTCGCCCCAAAATAACAAGTAGACATTGATCTAAAACGATTGAATTGAGTGAAGTGAAAAATCAGAAAGGGATGTTGATGTAACTTCTTACGTGATTGCCAAATCGACGACCATTAAGAAGCTCCCTGTCGAGCACAAAGAATAAATCCTCCAACTTGTCCCCAAGTGCTAGCCAGTCTGGTGGAAGGGAGTCAATTTCCGCCGGCCTCTCAACAAAGAAACCTTCCGATGGGCGATGAAAGAAATACTTTCCCGCCCCAGAGATGAAATCAATTTCATTCTCCTTGCAGAAGGGTTCCAGCGTGCTCTCTCGAAAGAGATTTGCAGCACTTTCAATGCTCTTGATGTAAGCAAGGTTTGCCTGTCGTATTTGAGTGACGACAAACTCATCATGAACATTCATTTTGCCCCTCGCTCTGCTCTGATAAAACGAGCAGCCTCTTTCTGAATAGCGATCAACAAAGAGATTGTCAATGGAAGGCCAGCCGCTTTGACGACGGGGGCGATGTATCTTGAAACGGCGGGGGCGACAAGATCCCACTGCCTGGGGTTTATGTCATTAAAATCAGAGTGCCGACTTGCTTTGATGTCTCGTTCGCCTACTCCAATGCGAACAATCTCAATAACTCGGTCGTCAACAAATTGGCGGTAACTAAGTGGCATAATGAAACAGAAGAGAATGTGTGTGCGGGGGGAAAATTACAGTTTACTCGAAGTCTTCAAAACCCTCCGAATCTCTCAGGCTGCTGATTTCATCAAGGAAATCCTCGCTGTAAAAACCAGGATCGACAAAGATTGAATCCACCGCATGATCTGCCATGCAGTCACTATCCAGCCATGGAAACAAAGCAGACTCTTGAGCGAGCTGTTCAAGATCGACAGACATGATGGAAAATCAAAAGAAGTATGTGCAAGAAAAAAGAGAAAGAAGAATCAATCGTAGTAGGGCATGACATACCTCTCGTTGTAAAGATCGCAGGCATGTCTTTCTTCGTTCGAGATTTCTTCAACCCCGCCCCATCCCCAATCACCATCTTCGTCGGCCTCGTCTGGCTCGCTTTCGGCCATGGAATCGAGATAGTCTGCGTTGCGTTGATCGTCGTAAATGCTCATGATTTTGAAGAAGGAAAAGGATCAGTAGTAGCCAGGGGTAAACTCAGCGATGCTCGACTTCAAGGAGCTGATCTGCTTTTCCAGCTCGGCAATCTTGTCACGAGCAGCCGTGATTTCCTCCACGGTGTAATCACAACGACGCTTGATGAATTCACGAGATTCCTCTGTCATCAAACCAGTGCTGCGATCGAAGCACGCAACGAAGAATTCCACCTTGCAGTAATTAACTGACACGTCAGACGTTCTGTAAGTGTCTTGGACATTGAAATAAACAGAGCCGAAAGAGGAAACCTCGAACCAGCAATGAAACCCCCTGCCCCTTACTTCTTCCATTATCAGCTCCACTGCTTTAAGAACGGAAGCGGACAAAGAGCCACCTGTAAACTTGTAAATCTTCTTGCCGACAAACCGGCTGAAGACTTCTTGAAGCTGAAGCCGGAACTTTTCAGCTTCTGCATTCAGCCGATTACGGCAATCGACTTGATTCTGCAGAATCTGCAAACGAGAGAATTGAGCCACGATCTAAAAGAAAGAAGTGAACAAAGAGTGACAGAGCTTGCCCCATCACTCCTTAATTGTACCACACGGACAGTGCCGTGTCAAGTACAGATAAAACCAACTTTATCTTATTCCGCCCCCAACTCAATTTCTTGCTCAGCAAACTTCAGCAACTTCTGCCGCACTTTCTTGAAAAACCCCCTGAAAACTCGCTTGAGCATTGTCACGTCACCACGCTGGCAATCTCGCTGCATGATTGCAAAAATAAACTGTGGATTGCTATAGCCTGCAATGGTGGCAGCGTAAACAAGAAAACTACCATGGATGTAAGTTTCCTTCAGGTGAGAGTAAACGTGATCCATATCATCTCGATCTCGCTGCTCACTTTTGGTTTGTGAGTAAATCTTGCAAAGTAAACAATCTCCAGCGTCGGGCAACGGAAGCCCCTCTTTGATTGATTGATCACAGAACTTCTTGATGTAGTCGGTGATCATCTGATCCAGCTTCCGCCCCACCTCAATTCCATCAAGAGAAGCCTCAGCAGAATTAAGCACTCGCCCCGACTGATCAACAGTCATTCCATCAAAGAACTGCACAACTTCTTCTCGCCCATCAACCTGCTGATGGACGTACCAAACGCCACGCTTCTGAAAGATTCGCAGGGGCGTGAAAGAATTGATGCGTTCTTTTGTCGTAGAAGTCATCCAGCCGTCAGTGTTAACGGTAAAGAAGGTTTGACTGCTCTCTTCTTTGATCTTCACAATGTCAGTATCGTGAAGACGAATGACGAAAGCATCGTCTTTCTTGGCAAGATAAGTGTTGTTGGCGAGCTTTTTCTTGTCAAAGCCACGCTTTTGTTGCGCGGCTAGAACTTCTTGAGCGTGGTCAAAAGTAAAAACAGTCATTGATCTAAGTGAAAATGAAACAGAGAAGTGAATTAACCGAGATGCCTGCGCTTCAGAAGTCTGTCGTACAAAACAACATTAACCGAAGCTGCAAGATTCATGCAGTGATTTGTTGGAACGTAAACAATGTCACGACAGCGATCTGTTATTTTGCGCCCCAGGCTTGAGTCTTCGGGGCCGAAAATATAGAAAGCTCGCTCGGGGTGAACATAATCGCAAAGAGACCTTGCGCCCTCAATGAGATCAACCGCAACGGGGACGGCATCATAAGGAATGACACCAAACAGATCATCTGTCTGCAAAGTTGGAATATGCCTCCAGGCTTTTGTGACATCCGAATGCTGCCTTTTCATCCTTGTGCCAGAAATAGCAACAAGAGAAGCGTCGTAACAATGAGCCGCTCTAAGAACTCCACCAAAATTGATCGAGTTCTTTGGGGCGAAAAGACCAATAGAAGCATAACCTCTTGGCTTGGTAAAAGAAGAAGCGGTCTGAAGAAGAGTTGCTGTCATTGTCTTGATTCCCAGAAGCGACCGCAAGGGCCGCACATTTTGCTATGCGTGTAAGCTCTTTCCACCGAGCAGAATCTTTTCTCTTGCTGGCCAGAGATTGGGCTAACTGGCCCACTCTGCGGCCTTAGGCAGCGATCAAGACTCTCGATGCGACAAGAAGACATCGTGAAGGGCTCATGCCACTTGCAGTCAATGCAAAGCTTGCTCATTCGGAATACTTCTCAACAACGTCAGGAAAAGCTTCCATGATCCTCTTTGCATTTTGAGGATCTGCGGCAATCAGAGCATCAGCGAGCTTGCTAACAAAATTGCCGCCATACTTGCGCATGTTCTCGACAAGCTCAAACTTGTCAACAGTCTTACACGGAGTTTCTTCACCGATCTCGAAAAGACCAACAGAGTTGCCGTTGAAGTCTCGAACAACAAAAGAATCACCAACAGAGGGCTGAGATTCTTCAATGCGAGAAGCAAGCTCTCGATAGATTCGAGCAAGCTCCTGCGAGCGATTTGAGCGGCCATCAAATACATCGTTGTCGAGATTGATGTCCAGTTGTGCAATAGCCATGACAAATTAGTAGTTGGTGTACGGAGAGGAGGGTGCAATGAGTTGCAACTTTTCTTGAAACTCTCTCGTGTAAGAGAACTTCTGAACTTCAACACGAACAAGATCAGGCCTGTCGTGTTGCAACTGCAATGCTTTCTGCAAAGCAATTTGTGCAGTTGACTCAAGAATGGAGAAAGAGTGAAGAATCCTGCCCTGGCGATCTCTGCGAATGTAGCGCCAGTCAGTCCCGTTAGCAGAAAAAGCGTCTCGACGGATTTCCGTAACACGCTTTTCTGTTTGCACCGTGAAGCTGTTGACAGAGGAAAGATCCATAATTACAAAAATGAAACAAACTAAAAACCACAGCCTTCTTCAGTGAAGAACTCAAACAACCACTTCTCAAGCTCTCGAAGAGAAAAGCAACTACGTGCTTCTTTCTCGATATGAGTGTGATAGTAAATGCTGCTACATGAGTGAAAGCAAGCAATCCAGCAATGATTTTCGTAAACAAAGAAACTTTTTGGCTTGTGATTAACAGTCCACCAAGTTTCGTCTACACCACCTTCTTTTGCGATGTTTGACGACATGAAGTCGTCGTAACCAACCTCCTTGCGAGTCAGCTGAAAAGCTGAAAAGCTCATAAACTTACAGCGATAAAAGTGACAGGGCTTGCCCCACCACTCTTTAAGTATAACACACTCAGCAGGTGCTGTCAAGCACAAATAAAAGCAGTTGCAAAGTTATTTAAGTCGGGGAATGCTATCCCCACAATTATCGCAAAAAAGATACGGGGACGAAACATTGTCCGCGTCCTCAACAATCTCCCAGTGATCGTTCAAAGCAAGCTTTCGCTGATTCATACAACAGCAGCGAGCGCAGATAGCAAATCCACCCTTCGTAGAGAGATACCTGCTTCTGCCTTTGCCGGGATTTAGCTCATAAAACCTCTTTGTGATTTGTGCAATTCGCAGAGATGTGCTTTTACTTGTCATGCCTTAAGTCAGTCCGTCAGCGCCAAACACGAACATTGGCCAATGGATGCTCAGTACAAGCTTTTAGGTAACTGCAGCAAAAATTGTAAAAACTCTCCCAGTCGCCCCAGCCATTAGGAGGACTATCCTGCTCGCATGCACGACGCTGCATGGCAAGAAATACAATACCCTTTGCAATTGGCTCAATTAGCTGATGGGCAGTTGTAATACCAATCTCTTCGGGGCGCCACAAAGCTTCGTAAACGCCAGCAGTGCTAGCCATTTTATTCAGGTTGTGAGTAATGTTTCTGGTGTAAAGACAAACACCGTTTTCGTCTTCAAGATAAACGTCAAGGCTCATGGCTGAATAGTTGATGGTTCAATGGTTAGACTCTCGATTCTCGCCCCTGTCAAAATCTCCCTGGGGGCGGCAAAAGCCCGAATCGGGGAAAGACTCGGGCCAAGGGAAACAAAGGGCTCAGGGGCGATTCTGGCTGGGCTCAGAGGCTTTCGAGGAAGAAGGGGGTGGGGGCGACAACAGGGATCGTCACCATTCGCCAAAGCAATCCTCACTCCCTTCACGTCCATCAATTTCATCGGGAAAGCCATACTTCAAAGCGGTTGCCTTGTAGAGCGGCAATCCATACATTGCGTAGTTGTCTGAGTCCCAATCCTCAAGTCCTTCCTCAAGGACCCAGTTCCACATTCTTACGCATTCAAACATGAATTGCGAGCTAATTCCGCGTCTATCCAGCGCTTTCTCAAAAGCAAAGGCAACATCTTCCTTGAGCTGAGCCAGAACATTTTCCCTGGTAAATGGCAGCACTTCTCGCACCGCCCTGCCTATATTGCCTTGAGTCTCGCCTAGATACTCAAGCCCAAGAAGATGCAATTGATCACTGGGGACAAAAGCCGCCAGCCTCATAAGGTCCCTGTTATCAAGGGTTTGAGACTTGTAAGCGGAAATAACCTGTTCAAGAGTTTTCATGGAAGCAGAAAATGAATTGTTTTAGGTGTTGCCGGAAGAACCGTCTCGGGGCGGGGAAGCGTGAAACTTAATCGTCAGCTCAGTTCTGAGTTCAGCGATCTCATCCTGCAGCTTGTCCCACGCCAGCAAGTTATCTTCTTTGTGCCCAGGGTATCGCTCTTTGATAAGTGATACAATCTTTGGCCCATAAGTGTGAAAGAACGTCAGGCTCATTAAGATGATCTGACGCTGGCGCTTAGTTAGTGACACAGAGTTTTCTCTCCTGCCTTGCTCTGAGGTACTCAAAGATGTCTAGGGCACGAATGGATTCTGCGGGGGCGGAACTGTAAATCAATTCGTCCAGAGCGCCGCCCTCACAGATCCGGTCAAGTGCTTGATCCTCCAAGAGCACACTGCTCCCATAATTCAGATACTCAAAGTATGCCCGAAGAGCGCACAGTATCTGATTGTGATCCCAATCTTCTACTCGCCCCCACTCAGAAACGTCGGGCGAATAGTAACTGATGAATCCAGAACGACTGGTAAACATCTCTTTCGCCATCATCTTTAACCACTCGCCCCTCACGGCTCGAATGACTTTTGCAAGTGACTTGCGAGAGATGGACGCAAAGATTCTGTCTGTCGTGAAATTGTATTCCCTAGGGGAACTCAGCCCATCAAACTCAAGCTCAAGTTCCGTCAGCTCTGAAATAGCTTCAACGTAGGATTTTGCATACTTTTTGTAAAGCTCTCCGCGATCCACGTGTTTCCAGTAGTGCTCGTAAAGAGAACCATGCACTTCTCCATCATCAAAGCTGAACATCTGCTCTTCTTGATTGTCGATAGCCTCGTCGTGAGAGCTATTGTAGAAACCAGAGAAGGGGAGAACGCAAAGAAATAGCTGTTTTTTGGACATGATAAATCTGAAATGAAGAAAGTTTGCAATCAGCGGATCTTGCTACCAGATCGAATCTTCTTCCAGTTCTCGCAAGACGGATCTTCCAGCTCAAGCCAGGTATCAATAGCGGCTGCAAGATCAGGCTCGTGCCCGTGATCTTTGTCGTTCAGTTCTCTGTAAAGGGCATCGGCAACATCCTTAGGAATAGGATTTACTTTGTACTCTTGCCCAGTCTCAGTCCCTTGCCACTTGCTTTCGTATGTTAGAACTGCGTAGTACAATGGCTCCGACAGCGTTTCGTTATCGAAGAACTCAATATCATACCCAGTTGAAGTGCATTCGCTGGGGTCGTAAGTGCGGAAATGAAAGATGGGGCGAAGAGAAGAAGTCATTTGTTTTTTGATTGAAATGAATTAGTTAGACGCGGGGGCATTCATGACTTCCCATAGGCGATGCGGTCAAACACCCAAGAGTTGTTAGCCAAGACGTCGGTGTAGGGCGTGGGGTTGTGGTCACGGTTCCAGATAACGTCGGTGATCGTCGTGCCGTCTGCATCGACATGGGAGACGTCGAGAAGTGTGACATCGACTTCCTTGAGAGTAATTGTCTGGAATGCCCCGAGGTTGTGAGCGTTAACTATGTCGTAACTAAGCTCAGCGCCGTCTGCGGGGCGGTAACTATAGCCAAAGGCGAGGATAGAGGGGTGGTTCATCAGTCATCACCGGCAGCAGCCGGGGTGAAAGGAAAGGGGCGGTCTTCATCGGTCAGGACGCGGTAGCTCTTGAAAGCTGAGGTTTCTTGTATCAGCTCGGAGAGCTTTTCAGAGAGGTAGGCGAAGTCGGAGTCGCGTTCTTGACTGGAGGAATCAGGGTGAAAATCGAGCTTGACGTAGATGGGTTTAGGAGTGCTCATTGGGAATCACCGGCGTCAGCCGGGGCAAAGGTTTGAGACTTAATTGAATCCCACTTTTGCTGCGCTCGATCAATCAACTCGTAAATCTGCCACGGCTCAAGATCCATGGAAATAGCAATTGAGTCAACAATCTTCGTGCCGTCACGCTGCAAAAGATCAAATGCCCCCACTGCTTCGATCTCGGAGATTAAACGCGGGAATTGGATGGAGTCGTTTAACCAGTTTTCTTGGCTCATGGATAACTGTCGGCAAAAGCCGGTGCGAAAAAAATGAATTGAAGCAAACATGACAGAGCTTGTCTGTCACCTCTCAATTGTAACACATTGACAGCACGCTGTCAAGTGCAAATAAAGCCGTTGAGTGCTTTAAGTCAGTACGGAAGCACCCAGCCAAAAAACTGAACGCCAAGGCGAAAAATCCTGATTACAATCAAAACTGGCCAGAGTGCAGCAACAATGGCACAGCCAAGTCGCTCCCAGGGAGCTTCTTCGTAAAACATACCCTGCGTGCTGGCATAAAACGAACAAACCGCAGGCATCGCACAGGCTGAAAGCGCAATGTAAAGGCAGAAGAAAACTTGTCGAGAGAGCAGAAAAGAAGGAAGAGAAATACAGGTCATGGTTGGAGGGCAACAAGATAAGCGAAAACAGCCAAAAGCGCCAAGCTGAGTATCCAGGGGATGAAAGAGGTCGCCGGAAGACTAAAGCTAGGATTATCAAACCCCTCTTCCCGTTTGCCGGCGACAGAAAGAGATTCAAATCTTTTTATACATGATTCACGCTGTCCTGTTAGATATAGATAATCGTGGATGAGTGATTTTTCGTGATCGTTTAACTCTTCTTCGTTTTCGGACAAATACAACTTGGCATAACGCATAGCGTTTCTTTTCTTGCTTTTCAGTCGATCTTCAATTTTTTTATTCCAGTCTCCCCACTGAAAGACTAAATCACCTGAATTTCTTGAAATAAACTCAATAATTTCTACTGGGGTATGACTGTTGCAGGCAAGTGCAGTCATAACAGACCTGCTTCTTCTTGGATACTTGTCCATGAATAAATCAATTATATGCTGTTTCTCTGTTGCCCAAAGCGCACCTGAAAACTGAAGATCGCCGCCGAAATCGCAATACATTTTGCTGTGCTGAATAAAGAGAAATAAAAGTTACTTTCTAGCTGAAAGCAAGACATAAAGCAATGCGAAAACCTTAGGGGAAAACAAGAAAGAAGGAAGAAAGGCAGCGCAAACAAGCTGTGCGGGAAGAAATGCCTTAGCCATTGTGATAAAAGTGAGTAGAAGAGGTTGAAAGATCAAGCTGCAGTCAAGTAAGCAGACGAGCTAGTGCAGCTTGCCTGAGTTCTCGCTGGATGGCAGAAGCCGGACGAGGCCGCGACACAGGTAGCGTGAAACGTGCCACGGCGCAGATCGAGGGGAAGCGCTCGTTGAGTGTTACCTCAGGAAAAGTAATGAGTTCGTCCCATGGGATTAGGACGGTTACGCTATTCATGGGTCCGATAGTGGCGTGCATGTATTCAAGAACTTCCCGAGGCAGGGATACCGGCGGGAGACTTCGCTGATTACGAGACGCAAGACAGATCACAACTCCGTTGATGCCTTTTTGGAGTTGGAGTCGCCAGGAGTAGGTCGCAGTGATGGCTGTCTTGACAGGCAGCTCAGACAGCGGGTCTTCTCCAGTGTCCACTACATGCTGGAAGTAGGATTTCCAGGCTTCGTCGTGTTCATCCAGGGTAGGGATGTCGTTGAAGTCGATGTCCTCGTGATCGCCATCACCATAGCGATCGACGGTGTAACCGTTGTCGGTGTCGGAAGTCCAATAATTAGCCAGGTGCCAGCCGACTGGGCAGCCCCGCTCGCCGCAGCTCCAGGGTGTGGATTGGTAGATGTCGCACATCGCTCACACCTCACGGGCGGCGTCAGCGCTGGCGAACTGTGCAGTGCAGGTCATTTTTTAAGAGCAAGCTTTTGTTGAAAAGAAATGTTCGCCATTTCCTTTGCACTCAACGGAGGTTCGCCGCTGAAATCAGCGGTTGGATCAGAATCAACAGCATCTTGCACGCCACCAACAAACTCATCAATCAAATCGCGAAGATCAGAAAAATGTTCGTCCATGGTGTGACGCTTCAAGTCTTCTTCATTCAGCTGCTTTAACTCCTGAACAAGTAGAAGGATCTTCTCTCTCGGCCAAAGAGCCTCGCCGTCAGGAACAATGAATTGAACAGAGCAGTCTTTGATGCGGGCTGGTTTTTTGTAGGTGCTCATTGATTTACAATAGAAAAAACGTTGGGGCGAGAAAAAAGTTCCTCGATGAATTGCTTAGATTCTCCAAGCCCAACACCAGTCAGCTCTCGATGAAACTTGAGCGCTTTGATCTTTGCCATTGGATAGCCCCCATTCTGAAGAACGTGGTGAACAACCTGTTTCTCAAGCTCGCTGATTGCAAGATTTGCAACTCGATCATCGAGAACGTGAGACGGAGAAACTCGCTTTGCGCAAGCAACAAATAGCTTGGGCTGAACCTTTGCCATCTCAAGTGCAACAGCTTTCCAGTCAAGCTCTCGCGTAACCCAATCGATTGCCTGTCGGTGATAATTCGTCATGTGGAAGAAAGAGAAAGAAGTTTTTGATCAGCCATCATGTTGGCTTGCGAGACAATCTCTGCAAACTTTTCGCCCCCAAGAGCATCCTTTGCGAGAGAGGCAATTTCCCGCTGAAGCAGCAAATCCCTCTTTTGTTTGAGCGCCCCAATGCGAAAACTAATCTCCCTGGAAACCGCTTTACCGAAAAAGATAAGAACGAAACGCTTGAAGGCATACCGTTTATGAGCATCCTTCCAGTCGTGAAAAGGATCTATGCGCTCAATGTAAGAGTTGACATCAGAATGAAACCCCTGCAAAGCATGTTGAGCGTCAATCTCAAGTCTTAACTTCTTGAGGTCATCAATGTGCATTGAAAGAATGTCCTGCAATGCAACTTCTCTATCGAGATAGCGAGAACGAAAGAAAAGCTCTCGCTTGTCCTCAAACTCAGGTTCACTCAGCCAGCGTTCGTCCTGTACGTTTTTCATGCAGTTTCGATAAGTCGTCGAGTTTGAAATAGATCGTCATTTTGACAGATGGCAGTCAAGCTCGGGAGGCAGACCACACGGAACCCAACGATGCTGCAGGCGCTGACGGGCAGGAGGTGGTCGCGGTAGGCCGAACGGCAGTCCCTAGGGAGGTCGCTCCAGGAGCCGCCGCGCAGCAGCTTGAAGACAGGCCTTGCAGCTTTTGTTTTTTCAGATAAACAAGCCACACGGAACCCAACGAAGTAGCTGGCATTGACGGGCCGGAGGTGGCTGCGGAAGGCCGAACGGCAGCTCCCGGGGAGGCTGAACCAGGAGCCGCCGCGCAGCAGCTTTGCTTGTAAAGCCATCTTCAGGAGCCCTCGTAATCGCTCAGGCACCACTCATAGACATTGCCATTCATGTCTTTCAGTCCCCATGGATTTGAAGGAAAGGAGCCGACGCGGCTAGTTGAGTTGCTATCGCAATTTGCCTTGGAGTTGTCAAATTCATCGCCCCAAGGATAATCTGTATCCGTCCCCGCCCGACACGCATACTCCCATTGCTCCTCAGTGGGCAGTGTGTATGTTTTGCCGGTAGCCGTGCTCAGGCGGTTGCAGAACTCCATGGCTTGATACCAGTTGACAGATTCAACTGGCAAGTCATCTCCGGTGAAATGCGACGGATTTTCTGGAAGGTCAATCTCGACCCTGGGAAGGTTCGTAGCAACATATCGCCATTGAGCCTGAGTAATTGGCGTCTCCCCAATTTCAAAGGCATCAACATGGACCTCTCGCTTCGAGTCTTTCGGGCCCATGAAATAATTGCCACCTGGCACTGACACCATTGGGAAAGAAACGGGCGCTGGAATGGCGTGATCGTTTTTGCTGAACATGTGACGTAGATAAAGCAGATTAACGAAAAAGTGAAGGCACTGCGCCCTCACTGATTTAATGATACCACTTTGAGGGCGGTTTGTCAAGCACAAATAAACCGCCCCATCAACTCACACGAAGTAAATCCTACCGTTGTCATCAAGACAAGCCACGATCTCGGGGAAAGAATGCGCGGCGCTGTTCAGGATTCTAGACACAGATTCATCCCATTTACCCTTGTTCCAAAAGCCCTCGCCCTCATAGTTCCTGGTATAGATAAAGTACAACTCAGTGGGGTTGTCGGGGCGAGAATCGAGATAGAACTCGTCAAGACTGTTCCATTCTCTTTCCGTAACTTTGGCAATTTCTGGTTCAACCATTTCAATGAATCGCTGAAACTCCAGATAAAGTCTCTTGACCGACTCGGGAAGAACCTCTGCTGGGGAATAGATCTCGGAAAGGGGCGTGTCGAAATCATCCGTAGACGTTTCAAGCATCGCCTCAACAAGAGCAAGTGCTGTGGGGTTTTTGATAGTTGTCATTTGAGCTGTTGTCATGTGAGCAAATAACTAAAAGCCTGCAGAGGTGCTATTGGGCTGCTGGCAAACAATCCAGCCATGGCTTTTGCCAGAGGGGTTGTTTTTGCCGCGACCCACAAACTTAATGCGCCCCTGTCTGCGCATCGCAGCTTTCCTGCGATTTATCACATTTCTGAGATGATCCGCTTGCTCCCAGGGCGAAGCAGTCATTAAATACCAGCGAGAAGTAAAGCTTGCTGCAAGCCGCTGCAACGCTGAGTTATTTGAGGGGTGCCCATCAGAGGTGAGCAAGAATCTACAAATTGCGTTATCAAGCTCTGAAAAATCAGAAGCCATCAACATCCTCCCCCTTGCCGGCTTTCTCAGCCAGAACGGCCTGTTTACGCAGCTCCGACAAGCACCAGACCACGCCTTCGTCAAGACGACGGCCGGTTTGAGCGGATCTTTCCTCAAGCCAGGCGGCAATTTCTTCAATCTCTGAAGATTGACCAGTTGCGATCAGTTCGAGGTTTTGCAGACGAGAATCCGTTCCCTTCGCATAAGCATTCGCCATTCTTCTCCAGAGAGGGGTTTTAGTTGCTTTCATGTGAATCAGTGAAAAAAGTTGCCGATCTTAAACTCTTTTTCCGCCCCCGAAAGAATCTCGGCAGCGGCAAAAAGACTAACGGAGGTTTGATGCCGCCTAAAATCGTACTTGATTTCTTGGGGGCAAAAGCTGTACCAATACTGCCCAAACCAACTGTCTGCAAAAGCGTAGCACCTTTCAATGCCAAGACCAAAGAACATAAGCCCTTGCCTTACCTCGTAGGTTGCGGACAACTCTTTCATTAGAGAGTTCCAGGATTCGCCATCAACATTCTCAAGGTAGAGAATGAACTTAGCGATTTCGTCAATTAGTTCTTGTTGCATTTTTCTTGAGGATTTCTTCGAGGGTGATGGGGCGCATGTCTTCGTCTACGCCAGTGCTTTGCATCAGTTTCTCCCTGATGGATTGAAGGTGTCCAAGCCTCGCAATGGCAAAGTTTCCACTAGCTAGAAGCTCATTGGAGAGAGCATTTTTATTCCATGGCATGAAGAAAGACCTGCGCTTGAGGGCCTTGGATTTTGCAAGAAAACTCTGCGTGAGGGAATGTGCAGCGAAATCAATTGCTTCGATGGCAACAAGAACGTCGCCGACGTAAAGCTCAGGTGTTTTCATTTGAGTGTTGCGATGGATTGATACTCAGAATAGATGGCTGAGAGACTCGGGGATCTCTACAAATTCATTAAAGAAAACAAAACGAACAACGTCAGAAAAAGACATAGGCTCGATAGTGCCAGAAAAACCGTCAGGACCTTTGCCCACGAGATAAAATTCTGCAGAGTTGAATAGGACACGGTTCTGAGCTTGCTGCCATCCATGATTCTGAAAAAACCTTGCAATTGTAACATGAACAGCAGAGAGTCGGTAGTCATTCAATTCCATGCTCTTCCACTCTGATAACTTGCAAGAGAGTGGCAGAAAGTGAGAGCCGAACTCGGTCACGATCCAGAGGCGATATTCACCGCATCGCATTTTCTTGAGCTTGCGAGCATCGTGAACAGCGACATCGGAAAGATTGTATCGAACAATCCCGTCGGCAATAAAACACATGCGTTCATGCAGTGTTTGTTTGTCCTTTGGCTCGGGAGCAGTTTTAACTGACTCTTGATGTGAAATGAGATTGAGGTGGGCAATAGACATGCAAGGAGAGTGCCTTGGACCTCTATAATATAGCACTATTAGTGCCAGTTGTCAAGCACAAAGAACTTGCACCTATAGCTTAGATCAGTCCTTCTATGTCAAGATCGGGGTAGCGGGCCTTGTTCATCAGCTTTGGCAAAAGGTCTATAACTTCAAAATATGGGCGAAAGGGGTCAACCCTTGGAAATCCCCCCTGGGAATACGGGCTGATCCATTTTGCAACTTCGTTGTCTACAAAGATAAGTGGATAATCAAATCTTGTGCCCAGCCAAATACAGCCAGTATCGATGGGGGCGAGGCTAGAACCATTTGTTCTCACGAAGGGAAACAAAGCCCCTTCCGGGCAGCACTCTTGCTCGTATTTGCAATATTTTCCCCCATCAGCAAGCAAGGCCAAGTCAACGTATCTTTTATGCAGCTGACGAATGGATAAGTATTCCGCTATCGAACACTTCTCAATATCTTTTATTGAACCGTAAATCCTCCTTAATCTTATCTTCGCCCCCCGCCTGTAAGTCAGCGACTCTTTGCAAAGAGCGAATCTATTATCTGTCTGAGTGCGTGAAAAGTAAAAATGCCCATCATCCGAATAGCGCCCGTGAAATTTTTGATTCTCTTTTCTGCTTGTAGACATCTACCTGAAAAGTGGTGGGGCGGGGGAAAATTAAAAGTCTAAGTAGGTAGTGGTGCAGGTCTTGAGTGTATTCGGTTGGGGGCAGATGAATCAACCACTTAAGAATCATTCGAGACTTCTCGATGCAGCAAGCATACCACTGCCGATACATTTTGGCTTGTGATTCTTGAATTGTAGTAGCCTTCATAAAAGTAAACGGGCAAAGAAACTCTTTATGCCCCGGCGCCCCATAGCCCGTAACTTTGTAGTAGCAGTACCAGGGGCGTCTTATTTGTTGCTTTAATCTCAGAATCTGAAACGTAAAAAACATAATCGCATCCTCGTGTCGAATCGCACGCCAGCGATCTGATTGATGAATCAATCCACCCTTGCTCGCCCTCCGCCTCCTCTGTTCGGCCTCGTAGGTCTCTCGGTCGTAGATGGTGATTTCGTAAGCAAAGGGGGCTTTTGGATTGCGTTTTCTGGGCATGGCTGTAAAATTGAATCAGTTTCGCAAACAAAATGCTTTCACCATGTCTGTTTTCGTCTACGAAGCCATTTTGCCATCTGGGGAGTCCGAGGCCGGAACCTTGTCGGAGTCCTGCGCCTCCCTAAAAGAGGCTCTGGACATTCTCAGCACCCATGACTACGAACAGGTAACTGTTAAAAAAATCAAAGAAGAAGTTTATGATCAACTTTGCGATTTCAGAAACAGAAAAACAAGCAATCTTGAAACAATTGCAACTTTCTGAGGAAAAGCTTCGGGCAGCCTCTCAAGAAGTCAAGGGGCTGCTTGAAGCACTTGAGTCCGAATACTGCTCTATTTCTAAAGAGCTTCAGAATAAACTTGAAGAGCATACCACCAGCGTCTGTTCTTCAATGTTCAAGATTCGCGTGCAAAGATGCAGATTGCGGGGGCGAGAGAGGGAAATAGAAGCGGAAAAACAAGAAATATCTTGAAAAGGGGTTGACACACGCCAATCTATCATGTATCGTTAGAAGCGATCAATCAGTTACATCCATGAATCACCTCTCTTCAATTCAACTTGGCGACACCATTTACGTGAAGGGTTTCGAGGACCAGGAGTTCGAGTTCGCGGGGCACAGCGTCGAGCAGCCCCTGGTGACCGTTCGGCTGCCTAGCAACCGCACGGTCAAGACGCGAGCCTTCCCGAGCCTTCTGGGCCGCCTCAAGGCCGCTCCAGAATCCGTGGCGGGGGCAGAGATGTGGAGCGTGCCCGCGATCCATGTGGCCAAGAGGCCCTTCTCCAAACTGGTGGGCTTTTCTGTTTTCGCTGCAATGCTTTTCTCGGGGGCAGCTCTTGCAGAAACTCGGAGCCCAGGATTTCTTGGCTTTTGCGAAGCAGCTTCAAACGCCAACATTCAGGGAATCTCTGCTGCCCCTGACTCTGAGCTTGCGCGGCGAGTTGTTGTCAATGGGGGCGTGAAGAAAGAAGACTACACCGCTGTTTGGCAGATTGCAAAAACCTCGATCTTCCCGATCTGCAGGGGGCTGTGGTGATCATCTCTCGTTTTTCTTAAAGTTTTATTACTCAAACCACAAATGCAGCTTTATCAGCTCTTCTTAATTGCATCTATGTACTGGCACGCACAAGCAAACGCCGGAGACAAGAACTTTGCGAAAGTTATGTCATTCGTCTATCTCTTGGCATCGGTCATAGTCTGGGGCCTTGAGAAATAAAGTAAAACGCAAACACTATTCACGGCACCAATGGCAACTTTCATTTCTCGACGTGAAGCTCAAGAAAACAAGAAACTTGAACGAGAGCAAAAAAGAAATGAGAAGCTTAAATACGCTGATCTGATGTGGGCGGCGAAGAGAAGGTATCTTGATGATACGGAATGGTATCAGTTATTTCAACTGCACAAAGTCTATGGCAAATGGGGACCAGAGAGAAGTGAGTACGAGTTCGGTGTACTGGAGGAGCTACGTGCCTACTTCAAACGTCACGCCGTTGGCAGCAAGGCCCCAGAGCTTAATGCACTGGAGAGGCATCTTGCGCTCTATGCCGAGCAGCAAAAGACCATTGAAAAAGAACAAGACAGAATCAAGAATCTCGTCTGCCCGCACCCCAGTCTGAAAAAGAAATGAGCATCATTGGACCAATCTCACTCAAGGAAAGAGAGCCCACTGGTTCTGATTTCTTGACTACAAAAGCCGGCGGCACAGCACTTCGTTACTGCTGGCTCGGTTACAAAAAAAGATTTCCGAGGAGAGACAGCAAGAAAATGCGATGGTGCTGGCACTTCACAATCTTCCTGAACAAAAGTGAGAGGCTTTATGATTACGCGCAAGTGACTCACTGGCTTCCAGCAGATATAGAAACACTGCCCGCCTTAATAAATACTGAGGACCAAGAAAATGGCTAATCAGAGCAGCAATCAAGACGATCACGAAGAAATCCCATCAGCAAATGGCTTCGGCAGAAAAGTGCCAGCACTAATTCCTGCAGAGATTGAAAAAGTTGCGGCATGGTTCTGCAATCTTGACCACGAAGAGCAGGCTCAGTTTTTCATAGATGTTTCTAAAATTGCAGAAACCTGGCAGGGGCAGGCCACGAATCAATGGTGGTGGGTGGGGCGAGAAATACATCTGCGCATTCAGTTGGATAAAGGCAGCCAGCTCGCCGCGAATATGATTGCCTGTATTCTCAGTGGCATTGAGCCGTCATGAAGGCAAGCAAAAAACACAGGCTCGTTTCGTCACGGGGGTGTAAGATGTAGGTTGTTCACGGGACTTGTAAGCTTCCGCCCCCACGCTCTCTTTTCTTTTTCTTTCCATTCACCCTTCTGTTTTTCACTTTTAGCCATGACACTTTTTCTCGCAAGGTTTGAAGAATTTCGCACTCTCTACGAAAGAGAGCCAGCCTACAGGAGTCAAGCCTGTGACTTGATTTACCTGAGCGAGCCATTCAACGAAATCTGTGTCGAAAAAGAAGACTGGGACAGCTCGATTGCTCACGGTAATTCGCTTGAGGTTCAAGGCATGGCAGGGGGGCATATAACAAAAGAAATCATTCCGCAAATGCTCAATCTTTCCAAAACATTAAATCACAGGGTTCACGCAAACCTGAACGGAGTCGTGACAGGGGTATGGGCGGACGACACAGTTCAAACAGCCATTGAGCGGTATGAAACTCTGCGAAAAGCGGAGGCAAAAGCCGCTGAAGCCAGACGCAAAGTGTACGAGGCATCGCCGGAATACGCAGCCGCTCAGGCAGCCGCAAAGGCCAAGCAAGAGGCTGAAGACAAGCGACGCCAAGAATTGCTCTCCCTCGCCCCCGATGGCCCCACATTTACCGATCCAGAGGGCTGGAAGAAAGCCGTGGAGAACAACACCGACCCCTATGGCGCAGCCACCGTTTCCTATGCAAACATGTGGGCGCAAATGATGGAGGGGCTAATCAATCAAGGATCTGCGCTCAAGGATATTGCAGAAGAGTGCAGCTATCTTGCTGATACGGAAGGCATCACGGGATTCATGTACGGCTGTGCCGTATCAATTCTCTCGCAGTGCTGGAAATACGGGAGTGATCTCAACGCCTGGCACAATGGCAAATACGGGGACCAAGGCGAGGAAGCAACAAAAAGTGGGGGCACGATTAACCCTGCAGTCCTGACGATGACCATTGCCCCAGCGCCTTCCGCCTAACCCACCCCACGGCCCGCCGGAACCCATTTGGCGGCCCCCTCAGTAATCACTCATTGAACAAAATCATGACAAAGTACATTTTTCACGGTGGCTGCGTAAGCTGCCAAAGCCAAGAGATCTATGGCGAGGAGCGATGCGCTGGCTGCCAATGCCTTGAGGCAAACTGGCAGCTGCCAGACCTAAGAATCTCGGAGTACGAGGCTCGTGAGATAGAAACAGAACGGGTTCGTCGCAGGATCAAGGGGCTTTCATTTGATACAAAGGAAATGGAAGTCTATTTGCAGGAAGTCAAGGAAAAAACGGGGGAAATGCGACGGCATCAAATGCGGGCCATGGTGCTTTCCAGGCAACACGAAGATAATAGCTCAATCGTAGACAAGGTATTCAAGTTTTTCTATGATCTTTTATCAGGTCGCTAGACTGAGGAAGACTCAACAAGCACATGCAAGGTGATAGCAAGATCAAAAAAGCTGCATCAGCGATTGAACGCTACGCCAGAGAGAACATCCCCGAGAGTCGCAAGGCTTTCGGGGAATTTATGTACCATGCCGAATTGCTACGCAAAGGCCACGTCAGCATTCACAAGAAAGATCTGCAGCTTCTGCCCAGGAAGTATCAGACCGTGATCGAGGGGATCTGGCAGGGGTAGAATCAAGAGAGGCTTGCAGGAGCAGAAGCGAAAGAGACATGTGACAGTTACCAGAGTGTCATTAGTACACTACAGATAAAAACGACACCGCTCAGCCTGCAAGCTGGCCCCTCGCTTCTCAACTCTCAGTCTCTTCGCATCCAGTCCGGTGCCTTGAAGAAATTGGCCAGGTCGTCAACACTGCTATCTTTTGTAACGTGAGTTGACGGGTCGGGGTCCCCGAGATTCATTTCATCGCATAGGTCCCAGCCGTGCTTGTCATTGCTCACAGCACGACGACGAGCATTTTGCAGCATGTCGTGAACTGTCCTATTTGATACTGCCCACTTCTGCACCCAAGTCATATCAGATAATTCGACGGGAGCGCGACTTTCAATTCTTTTGCAGACAAACTCAACGCGCAGCCTGGTCTTCGTGGAGAGCATGGCGAAAGTAAGGGTTGCCTCAGGCTAGACGGAAAAAGCCAGAAAGCAAGACTTGGCTTTGGCTTGTGAATAATCTGGACCGGCACCAAACATCCCAGGCTCGATTCTTTCCCCTTGAATCGCTGCGTTCATGTTAGGCTTGGCAGACACTGATGGTGCCGCTTGTTTTTGCGGAAACAAATGCAAGCGGCCCAACGATCTAGTGACTCAGTAATGCAAATGATCGACACACAGTCAGACTTCACCAAGGAAAAACAGCAGCAAGCTGATTTGCCAAATGAAAAAAACGCAGGGCACGAACTGGGTCAGCTCGCAAACAAACTGTTAATCAATTTCTGGTCAAACACACTTAATTGCGCCCTCGGCCCAAATGACAAGCGACTAGAATATGCGACACGAGAAGAGCTAAAAAAAGTAGTAAATGAGATAAGTCAATACAGGGAAGCAATGAAAAAAGCGAAGGCCGAAATAACAGCCAAGTGCCACGAATTAAAGTTTGCCAAGATTCCCAAGGCCCTTAGGGCTCGAATAGAGTCGCGCATACACTATTCTGGCCTACTTCAATTACACGCTTGCGCAGAGCTAGGAGAGCGAAAGAAAGCCTCTAAGAAGGAAGCCGAAAACATAAAATCTCTCTGCGGGCTATCAGAAGAAGATTTCAACCAAAAATTTAGCAACACGAAACGCAGAATATTTTACGAAATAATTGAAAAGCACATGGGCTGCGAAAGGGTTGCCGAAATCCAAAAGGAGGCAGAGGAAAGGGCCTGGGTGGTGATTAGGGCCAGGGCAAGAGAGCGGGCCGAGCTACACTGACAAAAGCACGACCCCTGAAAAGGGTGAGGCCCCAGGAGTAAAACCCCCAGGGCCTCAATAGCGGATTAAGTCTTCCAGGACGCCCGCTATGTGTTCACCGTCGAAGCAAACAAGAGCATTCTAATGCACCAGGCCCCCCATCAGCAACCCACCCCCCAAGAGCAGTGGCTCTCGGTTGCTCACCCCAGTGAATGGCACTTTGCCATCACCAAGAAACCCGGCGGTGAATGGGTTTCTCTGCCCAAGCCCTACAGAAGAGAGGCGATCTGCAACTTAACCAGCAGCGAGAAAAACATTGCTGGTATCCGCCCCGAAGGATCTGTAAGATCAATAGCCTGCGACTTTGATCACAAAGAAGACTACAGCAGTAAATACTGGCACAAATTCGCTCGCAGCAAAGAACTGATACAGCTCGAACAAGAAGCAAATAAAGCTGGCTGCTCTGTATCTTTCATTCGCAGCAGCGAATCTGGGGGGCTGCACTGCTACATCTCTCTCCCCGAGGCCGCCCCCTGCTGGCTGGCCCACTGGATCGGCATGGAGCTGTTCAGAAGGGCCGGGATCGAGGCCCAGCAAGGCCAGGCAGAGCTTTTCCCCTCACGGATGGACTTCCAGCAGGATCTCTCGCTGGGGCGGGTCCAGAGCCAGGGATTCCGCCTCCCCGGACAGCACGGCAGCGCCCTGATCGTCAACGAGTCATACGTTGAAGATTGCGATTTAATTTACAGCCAGCTCAACAATGATTTGGAGCAAGCTGAGGACTGT